GAGTTACGGTCCGGCCGGATCCGCCCCCGCATCGCTGGCCATGGCGTAGACGCTGGCAATCTGGCCAGTCGAGGATTGCACGCGCAAGTGATCGACGAGTCCCGCCTCGACAAGCCCGGCCAGGACGTCACGCCGTTCGCGCTGATTCAGCCGTTGCGTCGCCCGCGACAGGTCGCGGGCGCTGATGCGGCCGCGACGGGCGATGATGCGCAGGACAAGCTGCGACGATGCCTGCGCGTCCGTCTCGGCGACATACAGCGCCGTCTCGGCAATCATCCGTTCCCCGGACCACATGGCCAGGTCGCGCGCGAACGTGAAATCCTCGAGCGATACGGCGGGGGACTCGGAGTTACGGCCGATGGCCAGGATCGTCGCGATCCGCAAAGCCATTTCCACGGATCGCGACAACAGCGGAGTCTCATCCGTGCGCCGCTCAATGTCGCGATCGAAGGCCAGCCATGCCTGCCTTGCCGCTTCGCTATGCCAAGGCACGGTCACGGCCGGCTTTTCCGCGGCGCCGCTATGACAGCTCGCGATCATGAGGGGCCCGCCCTTGGTGTAGATGGCCCGCATTTGCGACTCGATGGACTCGGGAACGTCGAAAGGATCGGCGACCGGTTCAGCCGATGCCGGGCGATTCTGCGTCGACAGGACAAGGAAGCGATTCAGGAATCCGTTGTGCATGTCGGCGCCCTGCAGCGCGGCGTAGAATTCCTCGTGCGTCGACACGCCATACAGCGACAGGGCCGGCGCATGGATCGTGCGCGCGGGCTCGCCCGCCCATTCGGGAGTCGTCATGGTCTGAAACGACCGCCCCCATGCCTCGCGCAGAACCTGCGACACGCCGCGCTCATGGGGCGAGGCCTTGCGGTTGTTCACGCGCGACAGGTAGGCGCCGAACTCATCCATCGCGCAGCACGTCAACGGCGCCCGGTCCAGCCGGCGAACGACGGCCGACAGGGACATGAACTGCGAAGGCCCTATGTGCGCGGCCATGCCCGCGGCGTTCAGGACGCGGTTGATCTGATTCAACGCGTGATCCTTGCCCGCGCCCGTGCGCGCGAGGCCGAGCACATACAGGTGCGTGCCCGAGCGCGTCGGCCCGGCGTACTTGCGGCCGGCCGCGGTCCCGACGATGGCCAGTGCGGCGCCGAGCGCGAGGCCAGGTTGCGGCCGCGATGACGAGTCCACGATCCATCGGGCGATCTCGCCCACGAGTCCGGGCGCGGCCAGCAGGTGTGCGGGGATCTCGTGCGAAGCCGGGGGACTCGGGGTTACGGACTTTCCAGTCGCCTCCTCGACCAGATCGCCGCTGGCCGTCTCGACGACCATGCGCGGCGGGGGCGCGGGCACGGTGAAGGCGGAGTCGTTGAGCCCCAGCTTCTCGCGCAGCCAGGCGAAGGCGTCGTCGAGGGTCCAGTTGTTGGCGGCGCACAGCAGGTCGAGCGCGGTGTAGGCAACGTCGGCGCCGAAGTCGCGGATGCCGTCCGGGTGCATTTGCAGGTTCAGCTTGCGCTTCTCGAGCGGCTGGCCGGAGCCACTAGGGCGCCAGGTTGCTACCGCCTCGTAGCCGCCACGTCGCGTAGAACGTAGGCCATACAGATCAAGAGCCGGAACCCATGCGTCCAGGTTCGCCAGAGCCGCATCGTTGGTCTCCCGCCACAGGTTAGGATCGTCGTCGTGAACGTCGGACGACGGCCGGCGCGTCTCGCGCGCATGCTCCGCCACCTCCCCGCCCCAGCCCATGCTCTCGAGCGTGTCGTGCAGCCGGTCCAGGCAGGTTTCGTCGAACAGCGGAAGTTCCTCGGCGGCGACCGGGCCGCTGATCCAGCGGTAGGTCGGGCCGTAGGGGTGGATCGACGGGGGCATGACGGTCTGGCGGGTCTGGTTGCCGGTGAGCAGGTCCACAACGCGCCGCTTGTTCTCGAGGTTGTAGCCCCGGCTCTTGATCTCCGGCGGCGCCCGGTAGAACAGCGTCATCCCCTTGGCCCCGACCTTGATCATGGGCGAGGACGGGCATGCCCGGCGGATCTGATCGACCTCGTCATGGTCGGAGGAGTCGATGTCGACGGCGATCAGGCGGTGCTGGCCGATGGCGGTGCCGAGCACGATGCCGACGTTGGCCTCGTCCCACGCCGCCCACGCCCGCATCTCGAACACGGACGGCAGGCGATCGCGGAACCGCGGCCAGTCGGTCATCAGCTTCCACAGGTGCCCCTGCGTGCGCGTGCCCGGCGCCTTGTCGCGTGGTCGCAAAGGTATGGGCGCGTACCCGAGCTCAAGCAGCGTTGGCGCGGCCTGAGCGAACGGCGACGGGCCGGGCGGCTGGCCGGCGGTGGCGGGGTTCATCAGAACGGCGCCTCGTCGCTGGTGTTGCAGCCGATGGTGTCGATCCAGCCGTCCATGGCCTTGTGGAAGGCAGCGGCCACGACCAGGCCGCAGAACTTCTCCCACTGGGCGGGGTTCAGCTTGGCCAGATCGGTGATGCCGATGGCGTCGAGGTAGGCGCCGCCGCGATCTCCGCCGGCGCGGACGCACGCGGCGTCGAGTTTGAATACTGGCGTGGCATCAGTCATCTTGCGCCCCATCTTGTTCGTTGCTTGTGTTCATCTTGCTGATCTCGTCCGTCCATGAGGCCACGACTCGGGCGATCACGGGGTCGAACTCGGCCAGAGCGAAGGCGGATCGGCGCGGGGGCGGGGCGTTCTCGGGGATGGCTGCGAAGCTGCGGTTGGCGATGCCGATGCGGTGAATCTTGCCGATGACCGCGCAGCGGGTGGCGCCGCCGCCAATGGCCGAGGCCACTTGAGAGGCGCTCTTGCCGTCCGCCCACAGCTTGCGCAGCGCCTCCACCCTCTCGTCGGTCCAGCCGGCGGTGTGCTGGTTGCTCATGCGCGCACCTCCCTGCGGCCGTGGCGCGTGGTCAGCCGCGGCGGGACGTGCGCGAGCGCGGCGATGCGGTCGCACTCGGCCAGCCCGGACTCGGTCAGGAACCAGCCGACGCCCCAGGTGACGCCGACGCCGTCCTTGCCGATCGCCTTGCGGATGCTCCAGACAAAGACGTCGAGCACCTTGCCCGCGTCGGGCTCGTCGCCGTCCGGGTACAGCATGGCCAGGATCCGCTCGCGACTGAGCGTCTTGCCGCGCAGGGCGTGCAGGGACGTCAGCACCGTGGCGGCGCTGGGTGTCAGCGAGAGCGCGTCGCGGAACCGGCGCACCTTGTCCGCCTCCTTGACCGCGCCGAGCTCGCGCTCCAGCAGCCAGTTGTCGTGCTTCAGCTGGTCAATCCGCTCGAGCAGTTCGTGTTCTCGCGCCGGGGTCACGCCGCTTCCTCCTGCTGGGCCGCGCCGAACCGGCGGCCGGTGATCTCGTGCCACTTGCCGTTCTTGCGGGTGATGATGTGAGACGGACGGGTTAGCTCGCCGAAACGCACGATGGCGTCGTCGACTGTCGCGGGCACGGGTAGGTCGCCGCCGTGACGGCGCCACCACTCGCCCGCCTTCTGCCGCGGGTAGCCGCCATGCTCGAGCGCGACCCACTCAGACACGGACAGAAGCCCGGCCAGGTACTCGACCCGGAGCGACGGCGGCGCGGCGAACTTCTCGTGCCGGCGCGGCGTCCAGCCGACGACAGGGTGATCGTTCGACTCCGCCTTCACCTCGCGGCTCAGGATCGGCGCGTCGTCCGCCTCGGCCTCGTGCTCGGCCATGGCCGGCCACTCGTGCCCGCACACCTTGCACAGTCGCGCGGACAGGCCCGCCATGGACTGGCAGTTGGGGCACTCCTTGGCCCGCACCGTCTCCGGCTTGACCGTGCCCTCCTCCGCCGGCGCCTTCTTGCGCCTGGTCTCGACCTCGATCTGGTCGACGGGGCCGTGCCGGCGAATGTTCCCGCCGTAGTCCAGCACCAGGCAGTTGGGCTTCTCGCTCGCGGCGATGACGGCGAGACGGTCTTCCTTTGTCGCCGTGTTCGGATCGAACCCGGACGGCCACATAGGGCGCGTGCCACGGCCCAGGATCTGAACCAGCAGGACCGGGGACAGCGTCGAGAACAGCAGCAGAATCAGGTCAACGACCGGAGCATCAAAGCCTGTCGTCAGAACACCCTTGCTCACGAGAGCGCGGGTAAGTCGCGCCTTGAACCGGTCGATGAATGTGCCGCGGTTCTTGGTCTTCCCGGTCACGCAGTCCGCAGGGATGCCCGCCATGCGCAGAGCGTCACACACATGCTCGGCGTGCTTTACGCTCGAGCAGAACGGCAGCCAGGATCGGCGGCCGGCGCCGAGAACGATTGCCTCGGCGACAACCGCTTTGGTCAACTCGTCAACGTCAGCCGCAGCGGCTAGGGCCGTCTGGTTGAAGTCGCCGCCGGAACGGCCGACGCCGCGCAGGTCGATCTCGGCGGCGCCGCGCCGCGGCACGAGCGGAACCAGCCAGCCGTCGGCGATGCCGTCCGCGAGACCGTAGCGGTAGACGGTCTTGTCGAACAGGCGACCATCGCCCTCGTCGAGCCGCCCGCTCCCGGTCCTGAACGGTGTCGCGGTGAACCCGCACACGCGCAGATCGGGGCGGATCTCACGCAGGGCCGCGAGCAGTTCCCGGTACATGCCGTCCTCAGACGGAGGAACAAGGT